TCTCGGGAACCACGCATCAAACGTGACTTTCTGAAAAGGTCCTCACGCTCCTGGTAACTTTTTCTCAAGCAACCTCCGCTCAGATGATACAAAAAAGGAATTTCATCGCACCCAGTCTCGGTATGCTAACTGTAAATCAGTAAACTGATTTACACTAGCTACTGGGGCAAATCACCCTAAAGAACATATTTGAGTTGATCGCTCCTCATACACCATATTCCCTTCCCGTAGAAACTCTGCAAATTGCAATAGTTGAACTACTGACAATCCCTCCAACGTATGAACACCACTACCAAAGAAAGACTCTAATTCAAAGCCCAACCCAGGTAATACCTGTTGAGAATTTAATCCCATCGGGTACAAAGTGGTGTGAATAAAACGATTCACATCGGAGTTACGGAGCTGGATAAAGAAAGGATGGTGAGCTGAAAGAGCAGAATCACGGTATCGTTGATCATCAAGTCTTCTCATTAACACAGTTAACCTACCCGCACGAACACGGAGAAGCTCATGGATTAATCCAATTGCCCCTTCCGAATCGATACGGTAGGTAGAATTATAACTGCGCATTGAGATCCAAGACAACCAATCTAGATACCTAGATCGATCTAACACAAAATACATTCTAAGGCGATGGGGCATGGATCAGACATTAGCCAAAACTTTTGACCTGGCCTTAAACCCGCTTCCCCGAAGTTTCAGATAAGAACTGAATGAGTAATCATGCTTTCGCATAAACTCACTCATCACACTTGTTGACAAGGTCGTAACTATTATATCCCTAAAAGGGACATAAAAAGCCCGTTTCCCATCAACAAAGAATTTCTTAGCAAATTCCAAGGTCCAAGAATTCTTGGAAACCAAGGATTTTGCTAACCCTATCTCGACTCCAAGGATTTTAGTCATTATATAATAATAACTATGGGCGACCTTCGGGTCAAAGATGACAATGTCATCCCCCAGCACCACATAATCCTTAAAGTACCATTTACCTAATTGCGAAGCACCACAAACGAATGCAGCCCATTGGACAATAATATGATGCGATATAGCAAGCATAGTTCAGGACGAGAGAGCACCCATCGGTTGGCCTACAGCGTAGGCAACCGAGGTCTCCTTAATACCATAAATCTCACGGGCCCTAGAAGGGACCTGATATTTACGAGTAACCAGGATATTCGCCCAGGCTGCAGCGGCCTTATAACCCATAATAGGAGCTAAGATATACACCTGTAATAAAACAGGTAATCGATCTGTTGCCGCGGACAGGTCGTAAGAGAAAGCTTTCGCCTTCCGATACTTCGCCATCAACGGTAATTTTCGCTCCAAAGCACCAATCTGATCGAAGGTAGCGTCCTCGTCTAAACGACGAAGGACGTCCTGAAGCAGACGATGCAAAGGGTAAAAGAGCCACTGAGTCCAGACATCTACCATCGCAAAAACCCGAACTTTCCCCGCCGGTTCGTTCTTAAACCCCAACTTACCCAGATATCGAGAGTAACGTCCTTCAGAGTATAAGTGACCAGGTATATAATCTGGTACTTTATACTCGGACGTTCCCGAATATCAAAGGTTTGAAAGGAAAAACTCCATACTATCGGTATTCTCAAGGTAGATACGCAAATGTTCCAAGAATCACTCATTCTTTTTGGCTAACCAAACTCGCGATGAAGCGAGGATGGACCAATAAGAAGAGGAGTAATA